GACGGCGAGTACCGCTATCGGAACATGTGCGACATCCCCGGCCAGAACCCGTTCATCAAGATTTGCCCAAACGAGGTTGCCGGGTACTTCTGGGGTCGGTCTGAACTCGCAACGGTCGCCCAACCGCAACTGTGGTTGAACGAGCGTCTGGATGACATCGACCGCATCTTCCGTCGTCAGGCGCAGCCCGCGCGAGCCTTCACCGGGTTCTCGTCCATCACTGACGAAAAGGCGCGCATCCTGAACTCTCCCGGCGGCATCCTGACTGACGCTCAGGCCCCGAACGCCAAGATTGAAACCCTGTCGCCGCAGATGCCCCCGAACGCGATGGAATACATTGGCATGATCAGGAAGGTGTTTGAGGAGTCGGGTGGTTTTACCCCCATGACTTCAGGTCATGGCGAAGCGGGCATTCGGTCTGGCGCTCAGGCCCAGACGATGCTGAAGACCTCGTCCCCTCGCCTTCGTGACCGCGCCCTGATCGTGGAGGATCAGTGCTCCATGTTTGGAGACCTTTGCCTGAAGATGTCTCAGGTGAAAGACCCGCGCGTCTTTACCCAGCCCAAGAAGGGTGTGTTCGGCAAGGTCAACGAGTTCACCCTGAGCCAGCTTCCAGACGATGTTCAGGTCACCGTGGACAGCCACACCTCCTCGCCCGCCTTCAGTGGTGACAACATGCAGTTGGCTTTTGCTCTGGCGGCTCGCGGGGCCATCGACGGCGAGGCCCTGATCAAGATGACCCACCCGCCGTATCAGGATGAGCTTGTTCTGTCCTATCGCCAGCGCGAGGAGGCTAAGGCCGAGTTCATTAAACAGCACCCTGAACTGGCTGTCCCCAAAGGCAAGGGCAAGAAGTAATAAAGAAATACCTGTCCTGTCCCAGAATATCTGTTGATTTGTCAAGTAGCGGTTTGATTGACCCAAGATGAATTCAGAGGTATTTTTGATGTGTGCAGGTCGAGGGGTTTCCCACGGTGACTGCTGGTCAGCCGGGGGTCGTAGTAATGCGAACTCCTCCCCCCGGTGTTTCTAATAAGGAGACCGCCCAATGCGCAAGGGTCGTAAGCACCGCCGGAAGTAATCCCGTGCAGCGTTATGCTGCACCGGATTCTCACAACTTTAGGAACCTCTAATGGCACTGCCTCCCCTACCAATGACGAATCCCGCTATCGGCTCTGCCGGTCCAGCGGGACCGCGTACCGCTAATCCCGGTATGGCGGCTGACGCCATGACGAAGGTGAGGGAGGCGGTCCACCTCCTTGAAATGGCTCTCCCCGGTCTGCCGGTGGGTTCAGAGCCTCACAAGGCGGTTCTCAAGATGATCACGGACGGCGCGAAAATCGCCCCTGCTGGTCAGGAGAACCAAGGAATTCAGCAGACCGCCCTGTTGGGCCTGATGGATCGCGCAAAGCAGATGCAGCAGATGCAAGCCTTGCAGGGTTCAATGGCTGGTGGCGGTCAACCTCCCGCTGGCGGTCCCCCCGCTGGTGGTCCGCCGTCGCCCCCTCCTGAGATGTAAGGAACCAACATGGCTACTCTGCCCACCTCGCCCGCTTTCACCCCGCCGACCCCGTCGCTGGACCCGGATGCGTCCATCGTCCGCGTCAACCTGAATCTGGTTGAAATCGGCAACCGCATGTCTCAGCAGCCGAAGGACGCCAAGAACGCCTTCCCGCTGACGAACATTCCCAACGGCAAGTAAGCCGTTTCAACACAACGTAGGATGCCCCCATGGCCGAAGTTGTAATTGACGAAGCCCAGTTGAACGCGCTCACCGCAGCCCAGAAGCTGCTGGAGCAGATCAACAGCGACCCAAAGACCCGCCCGCTTCTGACCAAGGCAATCAAGGCGCACTACCCCAACACCCGCACCGACGAGGATGTGGCAGAGGAAGTGGCGCGCCCGTACATCGAAAAGGTCGAGGCTACCGCGTCCAAGCTGGAGGAGATGTTCTCCAAGATTGCTGAACGCGAGGCGAAGGACTCTGAGGCCCGTGCGCTGTCGCAACTGGAGTCGTCGTTCTCCCGGCTCAAGAGCACCTACGGCTACAACGACGAAGGCATCGACAAGATCAAGGCGCTGATGGTGGATCGGAGCATTCCTGATCCCGACGCTGCTGCTGCCCTCTTTGAGCGCCAGAACCCCAAGCCCACCGAAGTGCGTTCTTCGTGGGAGCCGGATAGCTGGAATCTGCGTGAAGACGCGGTGGCTGTCGATGTTCAGGGTCTGTTTGCAGACCCGGATCGCTGGGCTGACAAGGAAGTTGGCAAGATTCTTTTCGACATCCGCAGTCAGAACCAATCCTGATTTCTTTGGCAATTAAAGGGGAGTACCTATGCCAGTCTACGGGTCCGGGGTAGTCCCCGCCACAGGTTCTATCACGAACGAACTGACCGCAGTCATGCGGCGCGCGTTTGTTCCCAAGCTCGTCGTGCAGATTTACTCTGCTGCGCCGATCCTGTCTCTGCTGATGCGGAACGCCCAGCGCGCTCGCGGCGGTCTGTCCCAAGTCACCGTGCCGGTGCAGGGATCGTCCTTCGTGAACTTCAACTGGACGGGTTATGACGGCGGCTTCCCGCAGCCTCAAGTTCTTGCCGCGACCCAACAGGCCGCGTGGAACCTGAGCGTTGGCACCGTGCCGATCCCGCTGCTGGGCATGGAAAGCCTCCTCCAGCAGACTGAAACCATCATTCCGCTGGTCAAGGCCCGTATGGCCGACGCCAAGACGGTGGCGGTTCAGGCAATCTCGTCGGCGCTGTTTGGTTCGTCGGGTTCCAACGCCCTTGCGATCAACGGCTTCCTCGACGTGTACGACGACGGCGCGACCGTCGCGAACTACGGCGGTCTGAACCGCACGTCGAACCCGTTCTGGAAATCGACCAAGATTTCCACTTCGATCACGCCGTCGCGTACCACTCTGATGACCCGCATCATGCAACTGACGAAGCTGGCCGGTGGTGAAAGCCCCGACTTCGTCATCATGTCGCTGTCGGATTGGACCACGCTTCTGACTGACTTCATGTCGGTGGAACAGTTCAACACCGATCCGGGCATCAAGTACGGCAACGACGACGCCGTGAACGCCGGTTTCCGCGCTCTGATGCTGGGCAATGTTCCGATCCTCGCAGACCCGTTCTGCCCGGTCGGCACCGCCTACATCATCAACTCCAAGTACCTCGGCCTGTACATTTCTGAAGACGCGAACTTCGCGTTCTCGGGCTGGCACTCGCTGATCGCCAACAACCAGATCGCCAACGTAGGGGTCATCATCGCCGCGCTCGCCTTGGTCTGCACCAAGCCGTCGTCGGGGATGCAGCTGTCCTCCATCGCTGGCGCCAGCTTCTAAGGGGACCAGACAATGGCTATCACTCGTCAGGCCGGGCTGGGGATGAACCTTGCCACCACCGTGCCTATTCTCGACCCGAACCCGCCGGTTGCGGGTCTGAACCCGTTCCTGACCAACACGGGCAACCAGACCCTGTCGGCTGGCGAGGCGTGGGTTCTCCCCGCTGGTCAGTGGTACATTGATCCGGGTGCGGTGTCGGCGCTTCAGGTGTACGACGCGATCCTCGGCATTTGGCTGCAACTCGGCACTCCGACCAACGACCTCAAGTTCATCACCTCTGACGGTGTGAACGTGCGTCTTGCCAATCAGTCGGGCTGCGCGGTTGGTGCGGTTATCACCAACGCGGGGTCGGGTTACACCTCGGCTCCGACCGTGACCGCTTCGGTGGGTAACTCTCAGTGGCGCGCGATTGTCGGTGGTTCGATCTCGACCACTGTCACCATCACGACTGCTGGTGCGGGTTACAACTACCCGCCGGAAGTTTGGATTGCTCCGCCCCCGGCTGGTGGCATTCCGGCAACCGCTATCGCGACCCTGTCGTCGGGCGTTCCGTCGATCACCGTGGTCAATCAGGGCGCGGGTTATACCTCGGCCCCGGCCATCCGCATCACCCCGGACAGCCGTGAACCGCTGGCTTCTGTGCCGGGTCCGACGACCACGGCTGTTGCTACGACCACGCTGACCGGCTCTGGTACGATCACGGGTCTGGTTTGCACCAACCACGGTACGGCCACCACGCTGGCATACAACGGTACGTACCCGACGCTGACCTTTGCGGGCGGTGGTGGTTCGTCGGCTGCTGCGACCCCGCTGTTCAACTGGGCTGCTACCGGCTTCACCGTGATCTCGGCGGGTTCGGGCTACTCGAACAACGTCCCGTTCGTGGTGCAGGGCTTCCAAGGCCCGCTGCCGACCGCTGCTGGTTCTGCGAACCCGCAACTGTACACCAACCTTCTGACGCCGCGTATGTCGCAGATCGTTGGTAACACGGCTGCTGGTACGACCATCGTGAACACGGGTGCCGTGGTGAACGATCCGGGTGCGATCCTGTACCCGTCGTATGTGTCCTCCGGTACGGTGACCAACACGGGTATCCTCGTGGCTGGTCAGGCCGCGCCGACGACCTACGGTACTGCTGGTGTGAACCTTGGCGGTGTCACCGACACTGTCGGCCTGTACGCCTTCTAAGGCTAAACGATCTCTTAGCGTGGGGGCACGCGAGGGGCATGATGGGGGATCGGTGCGGCAACGTGCCGGTCCCCTGACTGTTTGAGGGTTAACCAATGGCGCTGAACCAGTATCTGATCGACACGGCGTTGTTGCTGAACGACCCCAGCAATCTGTTTTTCTCTCAGGGCACGCTGACCAACTTCATCAACAAGGCGCGCAACCGGATTGCTGAAGACACGCAGTGTGTGCGCGTCATTCTGCCCTCTCAGGGCACGATCAAGTCGATTGCAGTGGCAAATGGTGGCGCGGGATACACTTCTGCGCCGACTGTGACGATCAGCTACCCGGACGCGCTGGGTGTGGTCGTACAGGCCACTGCGACCGCTGTGATCACCTCTGGTCAGGTCACGGCCATCAATGTGACCAACCCAACCACCAACTCCGGTTACGTCCTGACGCCTACGGTGACGCTTACGGGTGGTGGCTACGTCACCGCAGCAACCGTTGGGGCAATCACGGTCACGCCGTATGTGACGACCGTGGTCAATCAGGAAACCTACCCGATTGCCAACTACAACGGCGCGGTGCAGCAGTACGCTCCCGGCGCGCAGAACATCATTGGCATCCAGAGCGTGTCGGTGTCGTGGGGGTCATTTAAACCCACCCTTCAGAACGTGTCGTGGACGACGTTTCAGGCGCGCTACCGCTCGTACAACATCGGCCAGCAGAACTACCCCAGCGTATGGTCACGCTATGGGCGCGGTCAGGCCGCAGTGATCTATCTGTGGCCGATCCCGGCTGTGGTGAGCCAGATGGACCTCGACACCTACTGTCAGGTGATCCCTCTGGTGAATGACAGCACCGTGGAGGCGATCCCTGAGCCGTGGACCAACGCGGTGAAGTACTACGCGGCGTATCTGGCTTATCTGAACGCGCAGCGACGCGACGACGCCATGTTCATGCGTCAGTTGTACGTTGACCACCTGATCTCGAATGGCGTGGCTGATACGCCGTCTATGTCCCCCAGCGCCTATGATGGAGATTGGTGATGGCGATTTCGTTCCCCAACACGTTTCAGACTGCCAGCGGAAACGTCGCGGCAAAGGGTCTGGACGACAACTTCAACTACACCACGACGCTGGCGGCAAACGCGACCCTTGCGTCCAGCCTGACCGGGTCTGAACTGATCCTTCTGTCGCAGGGTGGTTTGCCGTACGCGGCGAGCATCAGTTCTATTGTGACCGCTGTGGGCACAGGGACGGCCACACAGGCCAACAAGCTGACCACTGGCCGTACCATCTCCCTCAGTGGTGATGTGACCTACACAAGCCCCCTGTTTGACGGCACCGCAAACATCACCAACACCGCGACGGTGATCTCCGCGTCTACGTCCACGGCGGGTAAGGTCCAGCTCGCTCAGGCGTCTGACGTGACGACCGCTACGTCCACGACGCTGGCCGTGACGCCCGCCTCTCTGTCTGGACTGCCCAATGGCGTGAAGGCGTGGGTGGCGTTCTCCGGTCGGACCAGCAATGGCGCTAGCACCATCCTCGCGTCATACAATGTCTCTGCTGTGAACCGCACGGGAGGTGGCGCGTACAGCATCTCGTTTGCCAACAATCTGGCGGACGGGAACTACGCGATGGTCTGCTCTGGCTCAGGCAATCTGACTGGCAGCGGCGGTCCCACGATCATCGAACCCGGCAGCACCAACAACGGCAACACGTTGGCTAACACTGCCTCGACCGCGTACCTTGTGGCGACGAACACAGGTTCTGCGTTGGACCCGGCGTTTGTCTTCTGCATCTTCTGTCGATAGGTGATGGATGCCGTTACCGCGCGCGGGGAATAATCCAGAAACACCGATTGAAGAATGGGTGTTTGAGGACTTTGGGACACTGAACACCAAGGTCACCCGCCCTGCGGTTGGTGAAACGGAGTTCTACTGGACGCAGAACCTGATGCCCATCGCGACGGGGCGTCTGCGGACCCTGTACGCTGAAGGGGCCACTATCTACACCGCGTCTGGCTCTACGGTCGTCTACATCTACAGCTACATCATTCAAGGGACGGCCTACTGGGCGGTCTTTCTGTCTGACGGGAGCGCCGTTCAGGTGCTCGCGACTTCGCCGTACACGACCACGACGATTGCGGCATCTGGGACGTTCTACAGTTCGTCTACGCCCACCCTGCTCCCCGCGTGTGCGCAATTCCAGAACAAGTACCTCGCTATCGTCAACACCCTCAACACCAGCAACTACTGGCTGTGGGATGGAACGCGCCTATACGGCAGCACCACGACTTCGGGGACGACCACGACCTCTCTTAGCCCTGACTACACGATCCTGAATGGTGGCACCGGGTACACGTCAAACCCTACGGTCACGGTTTACGGCGGCGGCGGTACGGCGACGGCCACCGCAAAGGTCAAGAACGGGTCGGTCACCGAGCTTACGATTTCTCCCGGTAGCGGGTTCGCGCTGAACGATCAGCCGATCATCTATTTCTCCGGTGGTGGATCGGACAATCAGGCCGCAGCCGTGCCCATTGTGAGCACGAGTACCGGCTCTGTGAGCGCGATCACCATTCTGGCGGGTGGGTCAGGCTACACAACCGCCAGCGCCATCAGCTTCAGCGGAGGCGGCGGCACTGGCGCTACCGCCACCATTACCGGACTGACCAACACAGCCGGTGGGGCCATTACCTCTATCGCCATCACGCAGGGCGGATCGGGTTACACCTCCTCTCCCACCATTGCCGTGACTGTCGGAACAGGCGCTCAGTTCAACGTCCAGATATCGTCGGGCGTCATTACAGGCATGACTCTAATCTCTGGCGGCTCAGGGTATTTCGGTGACCCTCAAGTCACCATCGTGGGGGCCGGTACTGGGGCTGTGGTGAACGCCAAGCTCAGTGGAACGGGCACGATCACGGGCTTTGACATCATTTCACCGGGAAAAAACTACACTTCGGCCACTTCAGCGGTGATTTCCGGCGGCAACAAGTCCGCTTCAGCCACGATTTCGCTCATGCCCATCGGCGTGAGCGGTACAACGGTCGAAACGTACCAAAACCGCGTCTGGATCGCCAACGGCATCAATTTTTACGCCACAGGGGCAAACACGGTGGCGAACTTCGCCACGTCAACTGGCGGCGTTTTGGCTCAAATCACCGATAACAGCCTCAGAAGCCAGATTACGCGCTTGGCGCAGTCTTCGGGCTATCTGTACATTTTTGGCGATTCTTCGATCACGGTGCTCACAAACGTCCAAACGTCCACAACGGGCGTAACGACGTACAATTTGTCGAATGTGGACCCACAGGTGGGCACGTCGTGGCGCGATTGTGTGACCGCTTTTGGCCGAGCGCTCGTTTTTGCCAACCCTTCAGGGGTCTACGCGCTCTACGGCGGGTCCGCAGAGAAGGTTTCGCCCATGTTGGACGGCCTTTTCCTCAAGGCGAACTGGACGAGCACCATTCCGACCGCCGCCGTGGCGACGATCTACAACATCCGCGTCTTCATGATGAACTTTACCACCGTCAACCCTTACACGGGTGCTACGGTCACGCTTATGGCTATGTGGGACGGCCAGAAGTGGTTCATCGGGACGCAGAACAAGCAGCCGAACTTCATCCAGACCCAAGAGATCAATTCGGTCATTCAGGCGTGGGGCACGGATGGCACAAACCTGTACCCCATGTACCAAACCGCGTCCTCGACCTTGCAGAAGGTGTTCCAGACCAAAATCCGCAAGGCCCCGAACTACACCTCATTTAAACGCGCTCTGCGCCTGTACTTCGTGGCGACGAACAACGGTGCAGACAGCAGTCCGTCCTTCAGTCTGTCCGCTGACACTGACGCCAACTATGGCGTACCGATCAATCTGACGCTCCAGCAGTTGGCGCTAAACTTCGTGAACAACTCCAACGGCGCGATCCAGTTCCAATCGAACTCAAACCAGAACATCAACTTCTTCTCGTCGCCGCCTGTGAACATCATCGGTACTGCGGTCAGCACCTATGGCCGGATGATCGGGTACACGCTAACGACAACCGCGTCAGATTTGGATATAATCAGCTTTACAACCCAATTTGGCGAGTTCGCGCCCTTCGGGTAGGAGAACAGCATGTCGCGCTACAACGAGTTCAAGGCGTGGAACCGGATGCCGGAAGGCAAGTGCATGGTTGATGCCCCGGACGGCACCGTGGAGGTGTTTGAGACGGGCCTGAGCACCAGCACCCTGTACAACAACACCAACCATCCGCTGATCCAGAGCGGTGATTGGCAAGTTCGTCACCAGCGGTATGGTCAAGGTAACGCGCCCACCTCGCGGAACAAGAATGGTCGCTGATGGGTCTTGCCCAGATCATCTATCCCAGACCTACCCCACAGGGGTTTGAGGAGTGGGTCTGGGACCATTACCAGCACCATATCGCGATCATTCAGCGTGCTCAGGTGCTGGGCTACAAGCTGAACCAGTACAACATCTGGCCGGTGCGACAGGAGAACCTGAAGGACTTCCTTGACCAGCATCAGCAGATGCACACTGAGATGAACGCGATTGCGAATGTGCAAGGCGGCGACCTTCAAGACCTTGACTTCAAGGACAAGAAGAAAGCTGACGCTTGGTACTACATCCAGTACGTCGAGCATCAATCGGTCGCGCAGTTCCTCGGGGGTGGTATCTGATGTCTGACGCCTTCGCCACCCTTCACTCCGCGCCTTCAGGCAACTGGAGAAGCCCTCAGATCAGCAAGAAGGGGCCTAGCGCCAACACGCTGAGTGGGGGCATCCACAACAAGTACATCCTGTTGCGTCCGGTGGTTCCCGCTACGGGACTTGTGGGTCAGTTGTACGGCCCCGGCGTCATCGTCGCGCAGGGTGGTCGCCCCTACTACACGTTCAGCATTGCCTCTGGGTCTCTGCCGCCGGGTCTCGCGCTCAACTCGTCGTCTGGCACGATCACAGGAACACCGACCACAGTCGGAACGTACAATTTTGTGGTAAGGGTAGTGGACTCTCATGCGGTGACCAACAACACCGCGACGCTTCAAATTCAAACCGGGTACGGCTGGAACATCGCGCTGTGGGATCAGGCCAGTTGGGCGTAGTCATATAGGAGCATTCGCACATGGCCCTGCCGTATATCTTCTCGCCCAACACCATCATCCTGTCGTCCCAAGCGAACGCCAATTTTGCGGCGGTGGCCCTGACCGACCTGTCCAACGTGTCCAACACGGGGACGGGTCTGAACGTCCTTCAGAGCGGCGCTTCGATCAACACGCCGACCATCACGGGCGCGACGCTTACGGGGTCGTTTGTCTCCTCCACCGGGTTGAGCTTCTTTGGCACGACCAATTCTGTCGTGCTTCGCGCAGCAGCCGCTACGTCGGTCTACAACTTCACGCTTCCGCCCAACGCGGGCACGGCGGGTTATGTCCTTGCCACTGACGGTGCGGGCAATACGTCGTGGGCAGCGGGTGGTGGCGGTGGCGGCGGTGGCCTTGTCATCGGCTCGTCCACCATCACGGGCGGCTCCACCGGGTACATCCTGTACAACAACGGCGGGTTCCTTGGGAACTTGCAGACCATTCCTGTCTCAGCGGGCGGTACGGGCACCAGCACCACGCTGTCGCAAGGGTCTGTGGTGTTTGCGGGTCTCAGCGGCACCTACAGCCAGAACAACGCGCAGTTCTTCTGGGACAACACGAACAACAGGCTGGGGATAGGGACAAACAGCCCCACAACGCGCCTCGCAATAGCGGGCGACAGCACTACCGCCAACATGATTGCCCTTTCCGACACCGCCACGGGCGGTAAAAGCTGGGGGATCGGCCCGTCTGCGGGCACGGCCAACCCCGCCATATTCTCCATTTACGACTATACCAATAGCCAATCGGCCCTCGGTTACACCGCAGGGGCGTCCGGTTTTTGGCAGTTCTATACTGCTGGCACTGAAAAGATGCGGATCGGCACCAGCGGCGGTGTGGCTATCGGATCAACCGATACGACCACGGCTAAGCTGCTCATCAATGACACGTCAACTGCCCCGTTCTATGCCGTATCGGACAATGCTGCCACCGTCTTCGGTGTTATCCGCAATCTGAACACGGCGAATTGCGCAGGGCTGTCGCTGTCGTCATGGTCTACGTGGACGACCGCAAAAACAGTTGGTCAGCTCCGCTATGATGGCCTGACCTCGACCGGCACCTATACTGAATACGCCGCCATCTATGCGTCCGCCGGTACAAACACGGCCAACGGCGCTCCCACTTCCCTTGTTTTCAGGACGGGCGATGGTTCGTCGATTACTTCGAGCGGCGAAAAGATGCGGCTCGACCAGAACGGCAACCTGATGGTGGGCATTTCGTCCTCCACCGCCAAGTTCATGGCGAGCGGGACCGTTGTCTCTGGATCAGTCGTCAGCCAAGTACAAAATCTGGATACTGGCGCGTCTTCGCTGGCGAGCTTGACGGCATACCACGGGTCCACGAACAGCATTTCTGTAACGGCAGCAAGCGGTTACACCTCTGTAGGGACAAATGGCACGGCGGTTAACTTTGTAATTGGCACAACTCCAGCCGCGCCATTGCTTTTCAATACCACCAACACCGAGCGCATGCGGATCGCGGCCAGCGGTCAGGTCGCCATTGGCACCACCACGACGCCAGCCGGTTCCATTCTGAGCACGTCTGGCGGCGCGATCCAGAGCAACGGCCTTGGCAACATCGGCCAGTTCGAGATGCCTAACGGATCGGCATCGACTTGGTACAACGCCGGGTGGCGCAACGATGGCAGCAGCACCTATCTTCTTGTTTCTGATGTTCAAACGACCCAAGCCGCCGCACAGACTGCGGTCTACAACACTTCGGCTCGCCCATTCGCTGTAAACAACAACTCTCAAGGGGTAACCATTGGCCCGCCGCGCACGGCCACAGCCGCCCTGACGATTACCGGCCTATCTGCCGCTAACATCTCGGCCTTTACGGTGAACGGGCAGAATACCGGCGGCTCCGTCACGGCTGCTTTTGCAGATGGCAGCAATCCAAACGGCGTCAATATTGCCCTTTACGGTAATGGAACCACTACGCAAAACAAGTTTTTGCGGGTTATCAGTGGTAATTTGCAGTGGGTCAACAGCGTCTACGGCAGTGTCATCTGGCAGATGGACGATGGCGGCAACACAGATAACTACGGTAACTTCTCAGTCGGCACTGGTGCGACGCGGAATGCCGAAGTTGATCTTTTCTTCAAAACCAACGCCATCAGCAATTTCTACTGGTACAACACCGGAACCGCCGGTCAAACACTCGCACTTGCCTACTGCAACTCCTCCGGCGTTTTCGTTGGAACCTCGTTCAGTGTCGATAAGACCGCCGGAACCGTGACGTTTAGCAGCGCAACTAATTTTAGTAGCGACGCCAATTTCAACGGTTCCTACGGCCCCACCAGCCCCCTGTCGATTGGGTATCGCGGCATCCCGGTTAACAGCCCCGGCGGAAACTACACGGGCGTTCTGTCTGACGCGGGCAAGACCATCGTCATGCCGGGTGGTTCGACTTTCACGATCCCGGCCAACAGCGGCGGCGGTTCAGTTGCTTTCCCCATTGGCACCACGCTGACCATCATCAACGGCAACCCCGCCAGCGGTAACGTCGCCATCGCCATCACCACCGACACCATGTATCTCGCCAATACTGCCGGTACGACCGGGTCGCGCACATTGTCCCCTCTGGGTGTTGCTACGGCCATCAAGACGACCGCGACAGTGTGGGTCATTTCTGGCAACGGGTTGAACTGATGTCTGGCGTTGTCCAAGGCCTTCTGGCGTCTGTGGCGTCAAAGTTGACGCAGGGTTTCACCTCTGGGTCTGGCACTGTCACGGCTCCGAATAGCGCGAAGAACGTCACCATCTACCTGTGGGGCGCTGGTGGGGGCGGGGGGAACGATGGCAGCGCGTTCACTCCGAAGGGCGCTGGCGGGGGTGGTGGCGCGTATGCGTTCTACACGATGGCCGTCACAGGCGGGACGACCTCATTCACCTACAGCATCGGCGCGGGTGGCTCTGGTATACTCAATGGTACTGCGGGCACTGGGGGTGTTGGGGGTAATAGCACTGTGACCGGAGGCGTCTCCCTGACGGCTCGTGGCGGTGGTGGTGGTACAGCCCTTGGTTCGGGTGGCGCGGGTGGCACACAGACCGGCGGTCAGGCGGGGAGCGCGAACGGCGTTACAGGGTCTGGCTTCAATGTCGGGTCGGGCGGCGACGCGGGCGGCACTGCTGTCGTCGTGTTTGCAAA